AAAGCTCCTCCGGCTCCCACTCCCCGGCGTTAGCCGCCAGATATGCCAGTGTCTCTACCCGGCTCTCATCCCACGTCGGCCAGTCCCCACCACCGGCGTAGCCGAAAAAGGCGACGCGCAGGTAGTCTGTCCCGCTGCGGGAAAAGGTCACGACGGCCGTCTGTCTCGCGTCGAACGTGACTTGTTGGGTGGTGTGGTCGATGGTGGCCGGGTCGACGCCAAAGATGGAGCCGAGCCGGTTCTTGAACGCCTCGACGGTGATGTTGTCCTCGTTGAAAAGGGCCTCAAAGATCGCCGCGTCACTGTCCAGGCGCGTGCGCCAGTGACAAAGGCGCGCCGGCTGCCGGCCCGTGGCCGGGCCGAGGGCGCGCAGGGCTTGCACCAGGGCCGCCCGCTGGGCCTCGTTCAGGTTGATATTCTCGATGCCAAAGTAGACGTGTCGGTTCATACTACGTTGCCTCACACGGTAGATAGGTCAAGCACAGCGGCCGGCGACAGCACACGATCCCACACCGCAACGTGCGCCAGCCAGCCGTACCACAATTGAATCGGAGTTGTATTGTATGACCCGATCAGAAACCTTGAGATCGAGTTGGCGGGGTCCCACGTTCCGAGACTCGTTACAGTGTTCCCTTGCTGCACGCCGTCTATGTAGCCCTTGATCTCGTCGGCCGCAGCGCTCCAGGTAAAGGTCCCGAAGAACCAGCCGGTCTCAGAGTATGGTGTGATCTCTACGTATTTCGAAGTCCCCGCCTTGTAGTAAAACAGGACCTTGTTATTGTCGTTGTCTTTCTTCAGCATCACAAAGTTGCTTGCGTCGTAATGCGTATACAGGAATGCCCTACTTTGCCCGTCAATCCACGCGCCCGCGTTGTATACTTTCGCCCAAAAGCTTATCGTGCCGACAGCCGGCTTGAAGGCCGCGGCAAGTGGGTCGCTGATCGCGCTGACATAGTCGTTGATCCCGTCAAAAAACGGGCACGTCTTCCCATCGCCGATCCCCGTTTGGCCAAGTGTCGTGCCGACATACGCCCCGTTCTGTGCCGGGTTGACCAGGCACTCGGCCACGCTGCCGGCCGTTTCCCACAGCGGCCAATACGCGATAGGCCCGTAGGCCATCACCTTTCTATTGTATCCGCCAAAGATCCGCCGCCGATGTGATCTACTGAGACGTTGAACATCCATCAGCTATCCCTGCGGTACCAGAAGTTAAGCTCGAGTTGCTCGTCGTCGCCAGCCGCGTCGTTCAGGTCCGTCGAGTCCGTGTGCAGCCAGACAAAATACAGCGTGTTCAGCGCGTGGAACGCCACCGGCTGATTACAGATGAATGCGCATCCACCGTTGGCATCGGTGATCCAATCTGAGGCCGTGACATCAACGACTCCCAGCACGGTCACCCACTCGGCCGCAGCGAGGGCGGTATCGCCCGCGCTGACCGCCGGGTCAGCGTCCAGAATGATCAACTTACCCGCACTGTCCTGCACCGCCCCGCTACCATCCTCGGTCGCGTAGAAAGCGAAATTAAGAATCTCGCCGCTATAGGTCCCTCCCAGACCAACGCCCACCGAGCCGCCATAGTCGTCGGTATTCACCTCTTCGTTGATACCGACCAATTCGGTCAACCCGCCTTCCAAAAGCGCCCGTGTTGGAAACGTCGTCATAATGCACCATCCTTTACGTAATACGTCGTCACGGCATCTCCACCCGATCAGGTGTATAGATCGTGTTCTTCTCGATCACCGCCCCGCTCAGATCCCCTCCAAACAGATAGCCCTGATACGACTCCGGCAACTCTACGATCGTGTTGTACCGAATGCCAAAGTCCTCGATCTCCGTTCCCCAATCGCTGCCTGCTCCGTGCATATAGGAGAACACACCGTTATTGATACTCAGGTTGTACTCCACCCGCGCCCGCCTGGCCGATCCTTGGCCTTCGTACGTGCCGACTTCCAGGAACCCGCAGCAGTTCACCGCTACGTTGTTGTGGATCCAACAATCGTCCGCGTACCAGAACCACTCGAAGGCACCGCCGTCGCACCCCCACTGCGAGTGCGGGTGGCTACAGTTCAAGATCGTACAGTAGCCCACCTCATTGTTGTGATTCAGCATCCAGAAACCAACCCCGTCGTTCTCCCCCACCACGTCCCGCACCACACACCGCCGCACCTTGTTGTCACTCCCCCACAGCCGCACCCCCGATAGCCCGCCCACGATCTCCAGGTCCCACACATCGTTGTGGAACCCGTCCACCTCGAGCGCCCGGCCCTCTTGGGCGATGCGCGGCAGGTTGCCCTGGCCATACGCGCACACTGCGATGTTGTCCGCCTTGATCGTCAGCCCGTGGTCCCACACCCCGCCCCGGGCCAACAGCACCCGGTCACCTGCCACGAAGGGATAGTCCGGTACGTGATGCAACGTCGCCCAGGGAGCCACCGGCGTCAGCCCCGGGTTTCGATCACTCCCCGCACGCGGGTCGATGTAATAGTCAGTCACATCTACCTCCTGGTGGCGACAGGCAAGGCCCGGATCCAGGAGTCACCTGTCACCACCCTGATACCTGATCCCCGATCCCTACTCCCGGATATACTCGATATACGCGTACCCGGCCAACCCTGCCGCCGCCCCGCTTGCCATCGAGATCACCAGATACTCGGTCGACCCCCACTTGTAGGGCCCACCGTTCGTTCCCTTGTCGGCGATATTGTCATACTGCCCCGTCGCCGCGTTCACGTCCAACCCATCGATCAGATTGTCCGCGCTCGTCGTCCCGTCGCTGTCGATCCCCGCGTCCACCGTGCACGCCGCCGTCGCCGCCGTCGTCACGTCCAACAGCAACCCTCCCGACGGAATGATCAGGTCCACCCCTTCCGGATTCAACAGGCTGAACACCCCGCCAACCGTGTCCAGCGCAGCCAACGCCGCCCGGTAACATCCTTTTTGCTCGCTCACAGAAAACCTCCTCTTATTCCCCTCCCTGGTGGGAGGGGTTAGGGGATGGGGATCCTGCTCCGGTTCCCCTCCCCTGCTCCAGCCGGATCGCCAGATCCGGCGCTCCTATGCCGCCACTGTCGTCAGGAACAACCCCGCGTTCCCTCCCACCGTGATCGTCCCATTGTTCTGGAACAGAATCCCCCGGTCGTTCCCGTCCCAATCCGTGGCCCCGTGCATCGCACAGTCCATCAGATAGATCCGCCGTGGCGCGCCCATCCCCGCCGGGATCGCGAACGCCTGCGTCATCGCCGTGCTCGCCGTATTCGAGAAAATGCAACGCCGGAAGATCGTGTACCGGTCGATCCCCGTCGCGTCCACGATCTCCGCAAAGATCGCTCCCGCGTGCCCTGCGTACATCGTCACCATACAATCCTCGAACACGTTCCGATGCGCCTCGCCGTCGAACAGGATCCCCGCCATCCCCGTCCCTGCCGCGATCGTATCCACCCCGATCGTGCAGTTCTTGAACAGGTTCTCCTCCGCCCCGTCCAGCTTCAGCGACGCCCCGCCGTTCACCGCCTGCGTCGCGTGCCCGCCTCCCGCAAAGTGCACGTTCTCGAAATAGTTACGTCCTCCAGTAACGCTCACGTTGATCAAGCTCGTCGCGTCATCCACCCCCTGGAAGATGTAAAAATCCTTGAAAATGCACCCGCTCCCGCTCACCGTCAACAGCGGCGAGGCCCCCGTCAGCGTCGACGTCTGGAAAATACGCGCCCTCTGGGCCGCCCGCGTCGGCGCGCACAGCCCGATCAAGTGCGTATAGTTCTTCGACCAGTCCACCGCTGCCGCCAGGTTGTTCCCGCTCGAACCCGCCACGTAAAGCACCACGTCGTGCTGATTCGTCGTGCACAGCGCGAACGCCGCCTCGATGCTCGCCAGTGGCTTCTCGAACCGGTCCCCCGGATTGCTGTCGTTGCCGTTCGCCGGATCCACGATGTAAACGTTGCTATAACGACCCCTCGGGATCCCGGCCAACGCGCCCAGCGCAGCCTTCTGAATCTCAGGATACAAACTCATCGTAACCTCCTCATCTCACGTCATTCTGAGCGTAGCGAAGAATCTCTCGATTTACGCCGTCAGATACGCGAACGGATACCGCGTAGCCGCCGTCGCGTTCACCCGGTTGATCGGATTCGGGAGCTGGAACCCCAGCCGCATCACCACCCGCAGCGCCACCATATCCTGCTGCGCCAGGTTGTACACGATGTTCCCGCTCGCGTCCTGGATCACCGCCTCGCTCAGCAGCTTGAACGTGATGTCCTGGCGCATCGAATACACCAACTGGTTCCACTGCCCGCTCACCATCAGGTACGTCGAGCTCCCTGCCCCGTTCGTCGGGAAATACACCGGCGTCCCGTCCAGGATATAGCTCCCCGCAGCCGCCGGATCCGTGTTAAAGATCGGCAGCCCGATGCTATCCCGGCAGTCCCGCAGCTTCCCCTTCATCGAAAGATGCGCGATCGAGCCCGTCACCATATACCCGTCCTGCTCCACCAGGCTGAACATCTTCCCGTCGCCCAGGATCGCTTCGTACAGATCCGTGCACGCTGCGATACTCACGTTGTGGACCGCCGTCGCCGCGTCCGTGATGATCGCGTTTGGCCAGCTCGTCGGCTTGTTCGTCCCATAAAGCATCGCGTTATCGATCGCCAGCCCCAGCGCCTCGACCACGTGCGGCCTCACCTCCGCCCACACGTCGATCGCGCTGTCGTCCAGCACGCTCTCCGGGATCGGCACGATCACCGCCAGCTCCTCCGCCGTGATCGTCTTGTCCTCCCAGTTCACCTCTGTCGTCTGCTTGAGACCCGTGTCCCCGCTCACGAAATACGCCAACGGAAGCGCGCTGATGACCGGCAGCGTCTTCTGATACCGGCCCATATTGCTCAACCGGCGCGCCAGCCGGAGCACGTGGCTCCCCTGCGTCGAAACCAGATCCAAAAGCTCGGACGAATACTCGACCGGGATATTCCCCGCCATATCCGTCCTGCTGATCACACTGTTGTAAGCCATTGCCTACCTCCTCTATTCTCTCCTGCAGGCAAGCATCCTGAGCCTGTCGAAGGATTTGCCTGCTCACTCTCGCCCCGTCGCCCTGCGGATGATTGCGTTCATCCCCCCATCACCTCCGGGAGATGCCTGCGTTCCCGTCCCCGCATTGCCCGCCGGAGCTCTCGTTTGTTTGAACAACTCTGGGAACTGCTCCTTCAGCCGCTCCCAATTCACGTTCCCTCGTCGATCGAACGCATCGATCTCCTGCGCCGCCAGATACGCCAGCCTCACGTTCGCGCAGCCGATCTCCGGCCGCGTCGCCTGTTCGTAAAACTCCGCCCGCCGCTCCGTCACCTCGAGCTCCGCCGTCACCTGCT